AAGAAAAGAACATGCATGGGGAGATACTAATGTTCAAGCCATTTATTATCCCGAAACCACCGAAACCAATGGAACAATTGAAATTTATTTCAATCCTGCAAAATCAGGAGAATATTATTATAAAGATAAAAAATTTGAAGACATTATAGATGGTTCTCTTCCTAAATTCATCAAAGATGCATTAAGACATGAAATTTCTCATGCATACGAAGATATAGTTAAAAACGTATCAAAATATAAAGAAAATGATTATTCCGTAACAAATGATTATTACAATCAAGATGAAGAATTAAATGCAAATCTAAGTCAATTCCTTAATTCTGAATTATCCGTTAATGCAGATATTATGTATAAAATTTCCGAAGGAGATATTAATGGAGCAGTAAATGCATATATCAGAAAACTTAAAACTTCTGAATTCATTAAACATGTTACTCCGCAAAATAAAATTTGGATCATTAAAACCATTTATACTTTTGTAACAGGTTTAGTTGAACAAAGCAAAGCCAAATTACCTTCTTAATTGTCATAATAAAGATTGAAAAATATCTAATTGTTGTTAATAAGTAGGAATTAATATGGCATTCCTCTCTGATATTCTTTTCATTCTAAAACGACGTGATGGTTATAATCCTCAAACAGATTACACCCATTCCTTAAGTACTGGACTTAGTAATTCTTGTTCTTTCATTGATACAATGTTGAAGAACAATGATGTTCTTTCTAATATTGAAATCGTCAATGATAATAATGATATTGACCGAGTTGTTACTCTTCATAAGCCAAGACGGGTTATTATAGAAGCCTTATGGGTTACGCCTGAAAAGTTTAAAGTTCTAAATAAACTACATCCAGATGTAATATGGGTTGTACGGCTTCATAGTGAAATTCCTTTCCTTGCCAATGAAGGTATTGCTATTCAATGGATCAATCAATATCTAACATATCCAAATGTCTATGTTGCTGCTAATTCAGATGTCATCTTTGAAGAACTTCAACATTATGTTAAATCATATAGAAAGGGATATAATAAAAAATTAGTTTATCTTCCTAATCATTATGAATTAAAAGATATAACAAAATATATTAAAATAATTGATAAAGATTGGATTGATGTTTCATGTTTTGGAGCAATCAGACCTTTGAAGAATCATATGATTCAAGCATTAGCGGCTTTGAAGTTTGCTAATAAGATTGGTAAGAAATTGAGATTTCATATTAATTCGGAAAGAACGGAACAAAAAGGTGATTCGATTTTAAAGAATTTGATTAGTTTCTTCGATGGATTAAAAGGGCAAGGGCATGAATTAGTGATGCATGAATGGAAGACTTATGAAGAATTTTTAATTTTGTGTAGAAGTATGGATATAGGAATGCAATGTAGTTTTTCTGAGACATTTAATATTGTTGCAGCGGACCATATTAATATGGGTGTGCCCGTGGTTGTTACTGATGAAATTCCTTGGGCATGTTCCTTGTTTACTGCCAATGCAACTAATAGTGATGATATTTGTAAGAAATTAAGAAGAGCATATAAATGGGCAGATTACAATGTTTACTTTAATAAGAAAAATATTAAAAAGTATAATGAAGAAGCAGAAGAATATTGGATGAAGTTTCTCTTGCATTAAGAGCGAATGAGGTTATGTTTGTGTATGACTGCGGAAAATTTTGAACAAACGCGACAATTCTTACAAGAGAACACCCAAACATACGATCAAGTAATTGAGGATATGAAGCAGCATAAAGAGCAATATAGTCCTACGGAAGGAAATATTGTTAGTTTTCTTCCTATTCTACATAATAAAAACGTATTGTTAATGCAATTCTATGGATATTCTATTAACTTGAATGCAGATGGAACGTGGATTTTTGAGGATACTGCTGGATAATATATGAAAAATCTTAAGAAAGTCGTGTGGTTCCATTACAACAAGCCCTATTCTAGAAAATACGGTGTTGATAAATGGACGGTTCATTGGCAAGGAAGTTGTCACATTGTCGATCAAATTCATTGTTATATTCCCACCTTTTCTAAAAATAGAAAAACTCAACCAAAAGTAGTAATGCGAGGAATGGCATCAGAAGTCCTCATAGAAGATGGAATAATTACCATTCGTTAACAATAAAAAAAAAGCCGGAAATTTCTTTCCGGCTTTTTTGTTTTTATATATTATAATTTATTAAGGTGTAGTAATGCCACAATTAGTTCCACCAGTATTATTAAGAATAGTATTCTCATAACCAGCATATACTAGATCAGTAGTAGATAATGCACTAGTATCAATTGAACCACTATCAAAATTGAGAACGGGACGCCACATTTGATATTGTAATCCAACAGTAAATTGAGTCTTTTGAATTTCAGTTTGATCATATTCAATAGGACCAACACTTTGAGGGAATACCCCAATTAAACGATACACACGTATGATTTTACACTGTGGAGACAGAACCGCTATGTCGATACTGGAAGAGTCACAAGGGAAGTTAAACTGCCCACAAGACGTATCCTCGTTGATGGTGGCAAAAGACCAGCGTTCAAAGGCATTACGCACAAGATAGTCACCAGGAGTAGAGAAGGTGATTTGCCATGGATTAGGTTCATAACTGGCTTGACCTGGAATCTTAAATTTAAATCCTTGATAAGGAATATCAATACTATCAATATTGCGACCTGGAATTGAGTAAGTGGTAGCATAAAGATAACCACCTGCTCCTACTGGATTATCAATTAATTCTGCCCTGACATAAGCAGGAACCCCAGGACCGACATCAAGAATACGCACTTGATTCTGTCTAGAGAAATCGTGTTGTTGAAAAATCTGTTTTGCTTTTTGAATAGAACCGAGAGCCATGATTATAATTATTTATCATGGTTTTCCTCATTTCAGAAAAAACAAAAAAACCATAAGAGGAACTAGCCCCTTATGGTTTTTTTGACTTATACTATTATCTGTTATTAACCGATATTAATATTTGTTTTTGTTGATTTCTTTTCTTCTGGTTTTTTAACCGGAAGGGTGATCTTAAGTAAACCATCTTCAAATACTGAAGAGATTTTACTTTGTTCAAAATGGTCGTCGATATACCATTTCTGTGTAATAGCCTTCTTACGAATAGACTCTTTCACATATTGAACGTCTTTAACTTTGTCATGTTTCTTGACAGAGAGAACAAGAGAACCATCCTCAATTGAGAGAGAAATGTCTTCTTTCTTGTATCCTGCAAGAGGAACTTCGACAATAAGATTACCTTCTTTGTTGTAATATTGATCAGTTGGATAGGGATCAGTATTTAATGAATTGAAGATACTTTGAAAATCTGATCCAAATAGATCAGAAACAAATTTATCTAATTCAGTTGTGCTTGTCCAAAATGGAAAAGCCCGATTTGTTAGGTTTAGTGTATTCATTTTTTGTTTGTTTTTGTTTATCAGATAATTTTCCCTTTCGGCAAAAATTATCCATAAAATCTTTTTTTATTTATTCGCTTTGCCAAATTTTATTTTTAAACATTTGGCGATTTTCTAGGCATTTAAAATATTGATTATTAAAGTTATCTTTTAACTTTTGCTCCCATGTTTCGATTTCCTTATAAGTTTTAAACTTTTTACAGAATTCAACTAATTCATTAAAATTATCAGATAAATGTGGTTGATTTATGCTCCATAATTCAGGAAATTGATTACCTGCCATAAAAGGATCAATAAAATTATGCCAAGACCATCCTTTATAATATTGAGCAATATAATAAAATTGTCCATATGCAATAACTCTAGTCTTCACCTTCGTCTCCTTCTCAGGAGGAACATAACCAACTACTTTCAATAATGGTTTTAATAAATTATACATAATTAAATTTTAAAAATAAAAGAGTTACTGAACAATTTACTGAAATCTTTCGAATAGTGATAGTATTGAATATCAAAATATCCTTTACCTTTATTGACTACTCTACAATTCATTCTATTGTGAATATTTCCATCAGTGATATATCTTACGTCTGTAAAAAATTCTTTAAGCTGCTTTAATAAATTATACATATTAGGTTAAATGATAATCAATTTCCGTAATATTTCTCGCTTCTTCTTGTTCACATGATAATGAATATTTCATAGGAATACCATTATTAACCTTTAAACAGGATCGCATATCTCCCGAAACAGTTTGAACATAATTATATAATGCCTTATAAGGAATATCATTTTCCGTAACTTCTTCCTTGAACAAGTCTTCTCCTACGTTGACAAATTTAATTGCATTACAAAAAGCAAACCAAAGAGACAATTCAGTGTCATTCATTTCTTTTGCAGGTTTAGCATGAGAACTATTCAAATTTAAGTCGAGAATTAACGGATTCATAGGGTTGTAAGGTTAGAGTTCCAATAAAGGGTAGATTACGTAGTTTTAGAGTTTTAACAAGGAATCCTCTAGCGGCTGGTTCCGTGCCATATTCAACAGTCCTTGGATCAATAAAAGCTTCTCCTAAGAAAGAATTGACCATGTTTTGAAGAGTAACTATTTCGGAATTACCTCGATTAGAAGCATTAAAAACTTCAAATGCTGCCTTAATTTTACGAGTTAATGTTTGAAAAAGTTCTCCATGTTTTGCCCAAAATTTAAATTGGTTTTCTTTCATAGAGACTTCACAATCTTTACACATGAATTCTCTGGCAAGTTTTTCTTCATCTCCCCAATAATCAAACCGGGCTTGATATTGATCAGGATTAAGAATCTTTTCTGTTGCACAGAATGCACAAGGAATAGTTCTATTCGTTCTAGTTAAACGCGGGCGTTCTTCTAAAATCTGTTTTGGTTCTTTTTTCTCTTTTCTTTTTCGTTGTTTCATTTCAGGAACAACGAATTCGCTAGTGTTTTCCATAAATTTTATAATTGTTCAAAGAATTGAAGATGAGCAAAATTGTTTTCGTCTTTATCGTCAATTGGTGGATATTCTTCTAACCAGACTGCGCACCAAGAACCATACACTTCACATTTAGAAACTGTATAAATTTCTCCTACTTTAAAATAATTTTTTACTCGTTCAATAATATTAGTAAAGTGAGGATAAACAAAGGCAGGAATGCCTTTAAATTTAAGTTTATCACCGGGTTTGGGCCAATTAGTTTTCATATTGTTAGTGTAAATCGTTCATGGGATAATCGTTAGCATCATTACATCCACAATTCCCACTACAACACGGGTTTTCCTTTGAAACTGAAGGAAATTTCAAAATATTATCAGTACGTTCTAGATAATCTTGATCTGTTTCATACCCTTTACTAGTGGGATTTTGGCACCATGTTGGACCCATTCCACAAGGGCAATTACTATTCGGACAAGAATAACACATGACCCCAGATAATTCTAATCCACATTTACTACATCCGGCTAATGTATGAGGTCGGGGAATTTCTACAGGAGGGCGGAAAGGAAAAGCTTTCATATGGTCATTCTTTTCTTTTTCGTGTTTCTTAAAAGCCTCTTGAATTTTTCTTGCTATTTCCGCTTGTGCATTATGCACTTCCGAACCATTATAATCTGCAATCATCTTTATTTCAGGAACAACCGTTTCAATGACAAACAACAAAACAATATCAGTATTAATATTCAACCACTGACTACTATGTTCGTCCTTAACTTTGATATAATAACTAAATGCATCAGTTACTTTCCATTGTTCCTTATAAAATGTTGGGTCGTTTTTACGATAAAATACCACTTCATGTCCTACTAATTTAGCAGTTTCTAAATTGACAAGACTTCCTGTATAATACTCTTCAATTGCTCTCTTTATATTGCTCATAATTATTATAAAATACCTTCTAGTATTCCCAGAAGATATACCAAGAACACAGTATTGTCAACGGATTCTTTGTTAAATTGTGACACATCGACACTCTTCAATTGCTCAATTGTGCCAACAATATCAATATCTCTTCCTCCTGACACATTAGTCATTGCCTGAATAAAGAAATCTCTCACTAATTCCCAATGATGAATAATATCTCTATTATTTTTACAAGTCTTAGCAGTAATATTTGCCAATTTATATTTCTTAATATCTTCTGGCTTAAAGTTTAAAGAAAATTTCCGAATAGTTTCTTTTAGTTGTTCTAGACTTGCCGATTCTTCTGCAACAGGAACTTCTGCTTGAATAGCAGAATTAGGTCGAAAATAGTGGATAGAACTATTTTGAATAGGATTAAAGTCTGGAATCAATCGAGACATTATAATGCATTAGTGTTGACCGGAGTTTGAACAGCAGCAGTAAGAAAAGTCACATGTACTGCATTTCTTTTCCCACAATTGCCACATTGATATTCCGTATCATTTAAATCTAAATTCATTGTTGCCACATTTCCACAATGCTGACATGCTGTATCAATAGCATATTGCTTAAAAGGCTTGCTATTATATTCATCTAATACTTTCTTAATCGTATATTTCTCGTAAAAGAAATTACTAATTTTAGGAAGTATTAGTTGTAGACCAATTAAGGAATAGAAAATGTGCCAAAAGGGATATGCAAGAAAATACTGTAATCCTAATGCTAATGATGCTGCGATTAATGCAACAAGACACAAGGATACTAATACTATTAATATTCTTTTAGAGGTTTTCATGAATTACTTGGATGGTTCAGAGAGGATTTGAGTAACTCCTTGTTTACAGAAAGAACCGCAATTGGTGCAGCGCCATGTACAATTCATTACTTTCTTTCCAGAGGATTCAGTGACTGATTGTTCTCTGCCGTACACCGTACCGCTACAACTTTGACATCTAATGGGGACATTTCTAATAAGGTTCATATTTTTCTATTTATTATCGAATGGCTCGAATATCTTCTTCAATCTGACATAGTCAGCATATTGTTGTTTTCTGCGTTTTTCTTCTTGCCATTTATATACATCCGTTCGTTTAAGGAATTCCTCATCTGTTTCTTTTCGATGTCCCACAAATATTAATTTGAGAGATTCGTAATCATAGCTTAACTTAATCTTATTAAGACCTTGTTTTGCTCCTTGTCTCGCCGCTTTTTCAAAAAGATTTCGCAATAAAGAAACTGCTTCTTCTTCATATACATCATCAAATTCAAAATTGTTTAGTTCACAAATTTCAAGTTGTTTAATTTCTTTTTCCATATTTTTTTATAGTGAAAGGTTATCTATCCAATTCTCGCAATCTTGATCATTGGTGATTTTAGAGAATAATTGTTGCCAAGAACCAATTTGTCTTAATACACTTGTTCCGCCATATTCATTCATCAAATCAATAAATTCTTTACGATTGAATTTACTATCTCTCTGTTCGTTGATCTGTTGTTCCGCATGAAGCATATCATCTGAACAATTCTTCATTCCGTAAGAAATGTCAACGACCTTTAAATTATTTCTAATTAATTCTTTCTGTTCGTCCGTCAGTTTATCATATTCTTCTAAAGAACTTTTATTAATTTCTTCTGCAAGGGTACATGCTCTCTTATCCCCAAATTTAGGCAATCCTTCAATGTTATCGGAAACATCTCCTTTAATTGCTTTGAATAGAATATAACTTTCCAAAGAACAACCTGCAAACTCCACAAAATTATTAATATCAACTATTCCTCGATTAGGAAGCAATTGATCAGTTTTATGAGAAACTAATTGTAATAAATCTCTATCCGAAGAAACAATTAAATTATTTCCTTCTAATACAGAACAAAGATAATAAATGACATCGTCTCCTTCCAGACTATATGGTAATATAGTTTTAATTCCAAGGGTATTACAAATATTAATTATAATAGGGAAATACGTGTGAATCTGTCTAGTATCGTCTGATTCAACACGTTGTTCTTTGTAAGAGGAAACTAAGGTTCTACGAAAGTTAACGGCATCTGGATTGGAACGTTTATCCCATGTGATATAAACATTGTTTGGGGTATATTCTTCCATGAGATTCTTAAGCATTGTTAAGAATTTATGAATTGGGGCAATATTTAAACCATTATGAAATTTAGGATATTTCTTTTGAGCAAAATATGCACGATATAAAAAATTGTTTCCATCTATGATAAGATTGTTATACATGGAGACAACTTACTCTTTAGTTTGGGTTTTGCAATTTATTATTTTCCCAAACGGCATGCATTTCTTGAACAATATTATGTGGTAAAATCTCAATAAAAACTATATCTTTTTCTTTAATTCGTTTATCCAATTCGGATTTTGGTAAGGAGAAATTGATATTTCCATCAATTAAAAGTTTTACTCCTTCGATATTTTTGTCATTTTCTTCTAAACAAATTAGGCCAACTCCTCTTTGGTGAATATCTTCGTTTAAATTGACGGTTATACCGTAAGCAACATTTTTGTATTTCGAGCGAAACATATTGTTTTATTATTTATTTAAAGATTGAAAAGAGGTAAAGGAAGTGATAAAGTACTACTCTATGTATAATACTATAGCAGGCAATTATGTCAAGGTAACAGTGGGAAATCAAGTATTTGAAATTCCGTCCGATAAAGCACAAGAAGTATTTTCCTTACTATCAAGGTTACAAAGTATTTCTATTCATTCAGAAAACAATCCTTCCCCGGTTCTATCGTATCAAGGAAAATCGTTAATTTGTGGTTAATATGAAACAATTATATAAAGTTGGGGGATGGTCATGCTTACTGGTGGGTTTGTGGAGTATTTGGGGATTTGGAGCAGCAGCAATCTTTATTGGCTTGACATTGTTTGTCATCGGTGCTACATTAGATGATGCAAAATGCTACAAGTGAACAGTTACTATCTAATGTTTGGACATTAAAATATGCACCAACAACTATTGACGATCTTCTTCTATCCGAGGAAAATCGTCAATTTTTTTCATCCCTTACCGGATTAAATAATAATTTATTGTTCATCTCTAGCCCAGGAGGAGGGAAAACTTCCACAGCCAAAATTCTATCTAAGAAATTTTCTCCCTTCTCTTACATTTATATCAATGCATCAGAAGAAAATGGAATTGATGTAGTACGAACTAAGATTAGTAATTTCATTTCTATTCAATCATTCGATGGTAATCCTAAAGTGGTTATCCTTGATGAAATTGATGGAGCAACTACAAACTTTCAACAAGCATTGAGAGGCGTAATGGAAGAATACCTAGAAGATGTTAAATTTATTCTTACCGGAAACTTTAAACATAAAATTTTAGAAGCCATTCAAAGCAGATGTCAAACCTTTGATTTTTCTTTGAATATTAAAGACGTTTTTGCTCGAATGATTTATATTCTTAAGCAAGAAAAGATTACTATTCTTGAAGAAGATAAGAAAGCTCTTGTAACTCTTCTCAAGTCTCATTTTCCTGATATTCGTAAGACTATCAATGAA